GAATTGAAAACAGTGGTCCATGGATCACCTGTGTTTCTCACATATGGAGAGGAGTATTTTACTCCCAATCTGGAAGCTCCATGATTAGTCTTGTTATATTCCATGAGTTGGATGTGGGCCGTGGGGGCCTTATATTTCTTGCAAATCTTGATTTCTGTATCACAGGTTTGAACTCCTTGGTTGAGATCAAAAGCATCGCCATCTGAGTTTACCATATTGTCCCAATCTCTCGCAGTTGCGCAATCGGCCAAAGCTTTAGATGTCATGCCAGGAGAATATACTATGCGCTTAGAAGCTCTCCAAGCTCTCTTAACTATTCCAGTGAGATCTTTTATGAACGGCGCAGTCAAAACTACGAACTCATCTGGTGGTGCTAAAATTTGTCTTGGTGATTTGCTCTCATCTTTTAACACCGTCTCATTCTTAGGCATGACATCTCGTTTAGTCCATTCATGCATCTGGTCATTCGTAAGCACAGAATGGGCTGTAATGCCCTGATCGGCTAGCCTTCTAGCCGCGGCACGATATCGAGCCTTCTTTGCCCCACTTGATCTGCACCCGTCTATCCACTTTAAGACGTAAGCATACCAAAGTTCTGGATCATCGGGGACACCAATTTTGAATGGTTTGTTGACTATATGATCCCAATGTTTGGTGACAAAGTCGCAAAACGCCTGCCTATCTTCCACTTTAAAAGGGGCAGGTTCTGCACATGATCTCTTTTCCAAGGCTGCGATCATGTTGTGGAGATTACTACCAAAAACAACTGGTTCACAACCATTTACTGCTAGTCCTGTGACTCTAGCAGCGTCTTCCTTGATATGGTCGGGTTGTTTGATATTCTTGCTCTTGCCAATGAGAGTAGGAGGCAAGATTGTGATGGTGGCATCTGGATGTTGGTCTGGCTTCTTGGCGGTGGAATTAGAACTTGGTATGGTGGGGTGATAAATTGGTGGAGTCTCATCCACTCTAAACCATTTGTGGGCATATTTTATGCCTGCTGCTATTGCCAAAGTGGCCATAGTAGCTGCTACGAACCCCAAACTAGTGCCAACCACTACTGGCACACCAGCCACGCTCGCTGCTGCTGTGACAGGCAAAGCTCCCAAAACCAAGGAAGCTCCTGCTCCTAATTGAAGGCACTTCAATGATTGTTTTGTCCAAATCATGCCACTAAGTTTCCTGTTTATAGCTTCACGATCGAAAGCTCGAGATGTCATCGCTATATATGGAGCGTAAATCATTGCATTTTCCATGTCTCTTGGAGTGGCAAAATCAACAGATCGAATGAGTGAACGACAATACTTCTGGCAGCAAACGAAAGTTTCCATGTTGGGAAGCATACCTACTAAGAAACTGCCTAAGGACTCGACAAGTCCATAGGGCAAACGGACGAGGATCTTGTCGCCTGCCAGATGAATCCCAACACAGTCTGGTACCATGGTGGAGGATAGTGTGTGTTTGAGAAATCCCCAAAATTGGACTCCGACGACTTCATACTCAACGCTTCGGACTGAAATGAGTCGTCCTGCATTATTGTCAAGCATGGTAGTCCCTGGGAGGATATGTCTGGTAATTGCGCCAGTTCCTCTAGGTTGAGGGGCGACATCGGGCTTGAGGGCTGATAGATCGTTGGGGTCTCTGGCAGGGAAGAATTTTGAGACATCAATAGGAGCAGCTGCTTCAGCTTTGGACACTCGCTTGATGGGTCCATAGCTAATTCTCGATTCAATCTTCTTGCCTCGAGCGCTCTTCTTTGCAGAACGCTGTTGTTTGATAGCTCGAAGGTCCTTTGCCTTTCGAGTGGAAGAGGGGAAGATGACGGAAGGAGAACCCTCCTCCACCATGGATCCGTCATCGTCAATAATTCGAATAGAGAGTGGGGTGATTCCATCGATCTCTCTAATGGTGAGTGGATTTCGCCGGGGGCGATCGAGCCCAAGAGGTTTGTCAGCCAACAAATCTCTTGAAGCTCTAAAAGCTGCGACTCGCCTAGCTTCATGATTGGCTTTGGCGATTTCTTTTTGAACAGCTTTTTCCTGCTCAGTAGTGTCTTTGACTTGCCACACTTTCTTTGGAGAACGCGGGGGAATAGACACTTTCCCAGGTCGATACTTATTCCACTTCTCAGGAGTAACAAGCACGAACCCATCATCTCCTGGTACCAAGTCTGGTGACAAGGCTTGCGGAGTTTGCGGTTCATACTTGGGGGAAGATGGTTGATAAGTAGGGGAAGTCTGATTTGCATAAGGATTGGGGCTGGTTGACACAAAATGCTTCTCTTCCAAGAAACGGTGTGGTGTCCCTGTTTCTACACCATCGTCACCTCCTGTGGAGAGGCTAACAGATTGTGCGAAATCTGAGGGAGCGGGGATTTGCCAGCCCTTGTCATCCACTTTGATTTCATCATCAAACATGGAAGTATCAGGATCAACGACCATAGTGCGATCGTAAACTCTATCCTGAAAGATAGTAATAGTTTGCCGTCTCTAAATACCAAAGAAACACTAGACAACGCTAAATCTAGGAAAGGTATTAAAGGAAACAAACTGTGAGTCAGAGTAAAACTTACCGATGGTAAGCCCAACCTCTGAA